TTGTTTAACAAGGTGCTTGATAGCCTCGCCCTTGACTAATTGCTTTTCGTCCTCGACCGCATCGATTACTTTAAGCACATCGTTAAGGTTGTCCCTGACACGTTGTTCAGGTGTGCGAGGCTTACCACCAGCCCCATTACCTCCGCTCTCTCGCTTGGCAAGAGCCTTGGATAAGTCGTTACGTCTAGCCCCTATCTGTTGCTGCCAATATCTCTTAGAGATCTTTTTAGCATCTGTCAGTCCCTTAGTTGGTGTGTCCAACAACTTTTGAACTGGAACAGAAAAACCTGCAACGATACAAGAATTGATCTTATCGAATTGCTCAACTGTCGCTGTGCTTTTCGTGTTCTTAGTATGTGGACTAAGAAACGTTGTAGATAAGAAACCATGCTTGATTAAGACAGGTATAAGCGAGTTGATCGCATTAACACCAGCTTGAGCAGATTTAACAGTAGAGGTAATTTTGTTACCGACCTCAGCAGTAAATTTAATAGATTTAGCCATTGCTAAACTCCTTTTATTGTATCGGCTAATTTTAAAAAGCATTATTGCCTTACCGATGATTATAGTAATACACATTTTTATTAACTTTGATATAGTATCTTTGTAAATAATAACTTTTTATTATGTTTATTTGTTAGTGATACACTAACATTTATTATAATACTTAATGCTACTTGAAGTTACTATATAATTACCCCACCCTACCCCCATACCCGACTTGTATATATTGTCGTGTACGCACGTATGTATGTCTAATTTCCACAAACATTTTCAGTTTTGCTCAAAATAGGAGACCCCCCCTTTGGAGTCCCAAACTACTTGCGTAAAAAAATTTTTTGTGTATATACTAATCAACATGACCATAACCGCAGAACCTGAGATGGGCGTGGAATTGAAACCGAGTTTACCAGAGATGGATTTAAAAGCTCGTGCAGAAGCCTCAAAAAATACAGCAGAAGAGCTGTCAAAGCACGGTCTTGACTTAAATCCAAATGCAGAAGACAAGGATATTGCAGCTAAACTTACGTTGGCGTATGCAGAGAATCCTGATAAAACCTCAAAGAAAGCCACAAATAATAAAATGGCTGCACTTACACCTGCATCTTTGGTATTAACTGATAGTATATTAAAAGAATTTGGACAGTCTGTTGTAAAAAGTGCTGTCCATGTACGGCATTTAGTGACTAACAAGTTATTGTTAGAGACTGAAAACCCTGATCCCAAGGTACGAATACGTGCTTTGGAGCTTTTGGGTAAGATATCTGACGTTGGTTTGTTTGCAGAAAAGTCAGAAGTGACTATAACACACCAATCAACTGACGATTTACGAGAAAAATTACGTGATAAGTTAAATAAATTAGTAAAAGTAGAAGATTCAGTCAAAGAAGCAGTGCTTATAGATGGTGAATCTTTAAATGTAGAAGAGGAACTTGGATTAAAAGATGAGTAAATTGATTTGTAACCTCCCAGCACAGAAAGTTTGGGTACGAAAAGAGTATTTAATGAACCATCAGAGTGGTTTTGGTGAATTTGTAGAGGGAGTTTGGATTTCTGCCAAGTCAATCCCAGGCAGGGCCTTTTATTTTGAGACTTTTTTACCAAAATATGGAGCTTTGTTCGATAAATTACCTATTTCTGCGTTTTTATCTAAAGAAAGAATCCCTGAAGAGGATATGGATCTACCAAATCTGCAGTTTTGGAACTGCATGGACTATAATGTGACTGCGATATGTAAACAATTCATAGGTTCTATGGATTTTGAGGTACTTACAAGAGATTTTGGCATACAAAAAGGCAAATATGTATGCACATTGGATAATTATCACGGTGATGAGAATGTTATTGATTATAGCACCAGCGAAACACCTGAAGAACATAAATCTTTTAACTTGTTACAATTAAATAACGGGCAATATTGCCTGTATCCTAACAATAGAATGAGATTATATGATAACTCGTTGACACCTACAGAGCCACTGAAGCCTGATTTTAAGGTCAGTACAATAGAATATCAGGTAGAAAATGGTAACGAATATCGTCTTGGAGACACAGATGAGTACTTTTGGAAGTTAAAAAATGATTGAAAATTTAGACTTCACAGAGGCTGAAGTACAACAGATGTTAGATAATCTGGATAGTTTTTCGCCTGAAGAAGTCCAAGAAATAGATAAACTTGTAGATGAGTTGGGTAAAAGAAAATACACAAAGTCAGTGTATGATGATCTTATAGAGTTTTGTAAGCATATGCAGCCTGACTACATTGTGGGTAAACATCACAGGATGTTAGCTGATCTTCTTATGGATATAGAACAGGGTAACAAAGATAGAATATGTGTAAACATACCACCTCGCCATGGTAAATCACAGTTGGTATCTATATTCTTTCCTGCATGGTTTTTAGGTAGAAACCCTAATAAAAAAGTCATGATGGTATCACATACCACGGATTTAGCTGTGGATTTTGGTAGAAAAGTACGTAACTTGATTTCTACAGATCAGTACCAAGCCATATTTCCTAACGTAAGTTTGGCTGTGGATTCTAAATCTGCAGGTAGATGGAACACTAATTTTGGTGGTGAATACTATGCTTGTGGTATAGGTTCAGCCTTGGCTGGTAGAGGAGCGGACTTGTTATTAGTGGATGACCCACACTCAGAGCAAGATGTTATAAATGGTAATTTTAGTACATTTGAGAAAGCGTATGAGTGGTTTACATTTGGTGCACGGACTCGTTTAATGCCTGGGGGACGTGTAGCCATTATACAAACACGCTGGCACATGGATGATTTAACTGGGCGTGTGACCAGAGATATGACACAAAATGATAGAGCTGACCAGTATGAAGTCGTAGAGTTTCCTGCCATACTGGACATAATAAATAAGAAAACAAAAAAGTCAGAGCAGAAACCTTTGTGGCCTGAGTTCTTTGACATGGAGGCTTTGTTAAGAACAAAAGCATCTATGCCTACATTCCAGTGGAACGCACAATACCAACAAGAACCCACAGCAGAAGAAGCCGCACTCGTGAAAAGAGAATGGTGGCAGTTGTGGAAAAAAGAATACCCACCAGAATGTGAATATGTCATCATGTCTTTAGACGCAGCAGCAGAAACACATAACCGTGCTGACTATACAGCACTTACAACATGGGGTGTGTTTTTTAATGAAGAAGTAGATAATTATAATATTATATTGTTAAATAGCATAAAAAAGCGTATGGAGTTCCCAGAGTTAAAAAATATGGCTATGGAAGAATATACAGAGTGGGAGCCTGATTCTTTTATTGTGGAGAAGAAAAACTCTGGTGTTGCTCTGTATCAGGAGATGCGTAGGATGGGGTTACCGATACAGGAGTACACCCCACATAGAGGCTCAGGTGATAAACTAGCTAGACTAAATTCTGTATCTGATATAGTATCATCTGGACTATGTTGGGTTCCAGAGACTAGATGGGCAGAAGAAGTCATAGAAGAAGTTGCAGGATTTCCGTTTATGAGTCATGATGATTTAGTTGATTCAACTGTCATGGCACTAATGCGATTTAGACAAGGTGGATTTATAAGATTACCAAGTGATGAGCCAGAGGAGACTCAATACTTTAAACGTAGAGGAAGTGGATATTACTAATGGCAATAGAAAAAGCATTAACTCCTAACACCATAGGTGAACAAATACAGGCAAATGGTAAACTACCAGAGCCTGATTTAGAGATTGAAATAGTAAATCCTGATATGGTTACACTAGATGATGGTAGTGTAGAGGTTACTTTAATCCCTGGGGATGATACTAAAAAAGGTGGTTTTAGTGCAAATATTGCTGAAGAATTAGAAGAAGATGTATTAAATACATTATCTTCTGACATAGTGGGTCTTATAGATGCAGATACACAAAGTAGAAAAGAGTGGGCAGATACATTTGTAAAAGGTCTTGATGTATTAGGATTTAAATACGAGGAACGTACAGAGCCCTGGGAAGGAGCTTGTGGAGTATACTCTAACGTGTTAGCAGAAGCTGCTATACGGTTCCAGGCTGAAACAATGAGTGAGACTTTCCCAGCAGCAGGGCCTGTAAAAACAAAGATATTAGGTGACGAAACAAAAGAAAAAGAAGAAGCATCTAATCGTGTAAGGGCTGATATGAACTATGAGCTTACAGAACGTATGGTAGAATACCGCTCTGAGCATGAAAGATTATTGTATAATCTAGGATTAGCAGGTTCAGCATTTAAAAAAGTATATTATGATCCTAACATGGGTAGACAGATGTCACTGTATATACCTGCAGAGGACGTGATAGTTCCTTATGGTGCGTCACACATAGAGACAGCAGAACGTGTTACTCACGTGATGAGAAAGACAAAGAACGAGCTAAAGAAGTTACAAGTTGCTGGTTTTTATAGAGAAATAGATGATCTAGGAGAACCACAACCGTATCACACAGATATAGAAGAAAGAAAAGCTGAAGAAGGGGGATACTCTTTAACGGATGATGATAGGTACACAATATACGAAGTCCATGCCGATTTAGTTATTGAAGGTATAGATGACTCAGAAGAAGAGATAGCCAAGCCTTATGTTGTTAGTATTGAGCGAGGAACTGGTGAAGTACTATCAATACGTAGAAATTGGAACCCTGAAGATCCCCTTACACTTAAACGTCAGCATTTCGTACATTATGCTTACGTCCCTGGGTTTGGATTCTATGGGCTTGGCTTGATACATATCATAGGCGGGTACGCTCGTGCAGGCACATCTATCATAAGACAACTTGTTGACGCAGGTACATTATCTAATCTCCCAGGGGGTTTGAAGTCCAGAGGTCTAAGAATCAAAGGTGACGACACACCGATAGAGCCTGGGGAGTTTAAAGATGTGGATGTGCCGTCAGGTAGTATTCGTGACAATATCATGCCACTTCCGTACAAAGAGCCTAGCCAAACTTTGTTGGCTTTATTAAACAGTATAACAGCAGAAGGTAGAAGATTAGGAGCTATCAGTGATACAAATATATCTGATATGTCAGCAAATGCTCCAGTTGGAACAACACTTGCCTTACTAGAAAGAACTCTAAAACCCATGGCAGCAGTGCAGGCTCGTGTGCATTATGCTATGAAACAAGAGTTTAAATTACTAAAAACTATAATAGCAGAATATGCACCAGCACAATATTCTTATCAGCCTGCTAGAGGTGAGATGAGTGCTAGACAAGCTGATTATGGTTTAGTTGATGTTATACCTGTTAGTGATCCTAATAGTACAACCATGGCTCAGAGGGTTGTGCAGTATCAAGCTGTATTACAAATGGCTACATCTGCACCACAGATATATGATTTAAAACAACTACATCGTCAGATGATAGAGGTTTTAGGGGTTAAGAACGCAGATAAACTAATACCTATGCAAGAAGATATGAAACCTGCTGATCCTGTAAGTGAGAATATGAACGCATTAACTGGTAAACCTATGAGAGCATTTATATACCAAGATCATGATGCACACATCAAAACACATACAGCCTTTATGCAAGATCCTGCTGTGACACAAATGATAGGTCAGAACCCACAGGCAAATCAGATAATGGCTTCATTGCAGGCTCACATAGCAGAACACTTAGCCTTTAATTATAGAAAACAAATAGAAGAAAGACTCGGAGCACCTCTACCTAAACCAAACGAAGAGTTACCTGAAGATGTAGAAGTTAATCTTGCTAGATTAGTAGCCGATGCTGGACAGCAATTAACACAGGCACATCAGCAACAGGCAGCACAGCAAGCGGCTCAGGCAGCAGCTCAAGACCCTGTAAATCAGATGAGACAACAAGAATTAAATATCAGACAGGCAGATCTACAGAGAAAAGCACAGAAAGATGCCACAGAGTCACAGTTAAAACAAAGAGAACAGACTAGAAAAGAGAAGAAAGATGCTGTTGATGCTAGATTGGAGACAGAACAGTTAAAGATAAACAAAGCTGAAATAGCTATAGATGCTCAAAAAGCAGGGGCAAAAATAAAAGAAGATAGTAGATTAAATAAAGGTAAATTAGAATTAGATGTAATGAAAACGATGAAAGGTAAATAAATGGGGTTAACAGTTTTAGATATTTTAAAGAAAAATATAGAAGAACAAAAACTAACTTCAATACAGTTTCTTACAAGTGGTGGCCCAAAGGACTACGCACAATATAAGGAAGTTACTGGCTTAATCCGAGGTCTAGGAGTCAGTATCGGTATAATAGAAGACCTCGTGCGTCAACAGGAGAACGGTGAAGATGAGTGAACCAGCAATAGATCAGACAGTGCTAACTGATAAAGAAATAGATGCACAACTCCCTAAACCTGTAGGGTATCGTGTTTTAGTGGCATTACCTCAACAAAAAGATACATATGAGGGTAGTAATATATTAAAAACAGATACTACTAAAAGGCATGACCACATAATGTCCATAATGGGATTAGTTATGGATATGGGCGATCAAGCATATGCGGATAAAGAAAGATTTCCGACAGGGGCTTGGTGTAAGCAAGGAGATTATGTGATGTTCCGTGCTAATACAGGTACAAGATTTACAGTCAATGGATTAGAGTATCGTCTAATGAATGACGATTCTATAGAAGCTGTTATAGATGATCCGACTGGCATTAAAAGAGCAATGTAGGGAGTAAACAATGCCATTTCAAAAAGTAGAATATAAATTTCCTGACGAGGATACAAATGATAACAAAAATGAAAACAATACTATCGAAGTTGAAAAATCTAGTGCTGTCGAAATTGACATTTCTGGAAAAGCCTCTACCGCTAACGGAAAGTCCAAAGAAGAAACAGGACATACCGAAAGTAAAGCAGAAAGTAAAGCAGAAACAAAAACGGAAACGAAAGAAGACAACTACGAAATAGAGGTTGTTAATGATGTTCCTAAAGCGGATAGAGGCCGTAAGCCGTCTGAGCCTCCCGCTGATATAACGGAAGAAGAACTAGGAGAATATTCTGATAAAGTTCGTAACAGAATAAAACATTTTAGTAAGGGTTATCACGATGAGCGTAGGGCTAAAGAAGCAGCATTTCGTGAGAAGCAAGAACTCGAAAGTTTAGCAAAAAAGCTCATAGATGAGAACAACAAACTAAAAGAAACACAAAACAAAAATCAGACAGCTATGCTTGAGCAAGCTAAGAAAGCAGCAGAAAAAGAACTAGAAGATGCTAAAAAGGCATATAAGATAGCTTATGATGCTGGTGATTCAGAGGCTGTAGTTACAGCTCAAGAAAGTTTAACAACTGCTAAAATTAAGTCTGATAAGTTAAACAATTTTAAAATACCCGCTTTACAAGAAGAAAATAGTGAGGTACAAAATAAAGAGGGGAACACCCCACCCCCAGTCGTTGACCAAAAGGCATCGAGTTGGCATGAGAAAAACCAATGGTATGGCGTTGATGACGAGATGACAAGTTACGCTTTGGGGTTGCACAGCAAACTTGTCAAACAACACGGCAACGACTACGCCAAAACCGATGAGTACTATTCGATTATAGATGCTCGTATGCGAAAATTGTTCCCAGAGAATTTTGAGGACAGCGAAATAGAAGAAGAGACTGAGACCGAAAAGCCGAAGCTAAATAATGTGGTTGCACCCGCTACACGGAGCACAGCACCTAAAAAGGTTAGACTAACGCAAACACAAGTAAATCTCGCTAATCGACTTGGAGTCCCACTTGATTTATACGCCAAGAAGGTTGCAGAAGAAATGAGGAAAAAATAATGGCTGAGAATAGAATAAATCGTGAACAAACCGTACGTGAAACTACTACTCGAAAACAGGCTTGGAGGAGGCCAGAAACATTGCCCGCTCCAAAAGAAGAGGCAGGATACACATACCGTTGGATACGAACAACCACACAAGGTCAAGTTGATGCCACCAATGTTTCCTCAAAATTACGTGAGGGTTGGGAACCTGTGAAAGCATCTGACCATCCAGAAATTACTTTGGTAACTATTGAAAACGATAAATTCAAAGATAACATTGTAATAGGAGGGTTAATGTTGTGTAAGGCTCCGATTGAGCTCAAGAACGAAAGGACTGCGTTTTTTAAACAACAGACCGATAATCAAATGAGATCAGTAGACAACAACCTCATGCGAGAAAACGATCCTCGTATGCCTCTCTTTAATGATAGAAAAACGAAGATCACTTTTGGAAAAGGTAATTAAATTTTAACAGGAGACCAAAGCTATGGCTTACCCAAATCTTGATGCCCCTTATGGGCTAGTGCCCGTTGGTTTGATTGGTGGTCGTCCTTACGCAGGTGCTACTAGACAAATGAAGATAGCTAGCAATTATGGCACAGCTATCGGAAAAGGTGATTTAGTAAAACGTGTGAATGACGGAACAATCGAGCGAGACGGAAGTACAACCGCTTTTCCAGCTACTGGAACATTAGGCGTTTTTATGGGTTGCAGTTTTACAGACCCAAATACTAAACAGTTAACATTTAGAAACCAATATCCTGGTAGTATTGTTGCTAGTGATATTAGTGCATTTGTTGTTGACGATCCTGATATTATCTTGAAAGCAGCTATCTGCTCTTCAGGTACAACAATGGCAACATTGGGACGAACTGCTATTGGTAATAAGGCTTCAATTATTAGTAATACATTAAATACTACTAATGGAAGATCTAAATTAGCCATTAACAACTCTGTTGCTACTACTTCGACACTACCATTTCAGATTATTGATGTGGTTGACAGCACAGCAACGGGATCAGATACATTCCAAGAAGTGCTTGTTATCTACAGCACACATACTGACAATGGCAGTAATGTGTTCATAGGTGGACACGCTTATCGTAACCCTGTTGGACTGTAGGAGGAATAGACAATGGCAATTTCAAGAGCACAACTTCTTAAAGAGCTTCTTCCTGGTCTTAATGCGTTATTCGGTTTAGAATACGCTAAATATACTGAAGAACATTCAGAAATCTTTGAATCCGAGACTTCTGATAGATCTTTTGAAGAAGAAACTAAACTATCAGGCTTCTCTGCCGCACCAGTCAAAGACGAAGGTTCTGCCATCGAGTATGACACTGCACAGGAAGCATTCACCGCTCGTTATACACACGAAACAGTGGCGATGGGCTTTTCAATAACAGAAGAGGCTATCGAAGATAACTTGTATGACTCCTTGTCAGCACGTTATACAAAAGCACTTGCTCGTGCTATGGCGTATACCAAGCAGGTAAAAGCAGCAAACATTTTAAATAATGCTTTTGACTCAGGTACTACTTATGGAGATGGAGTGGAGCTTTGTTCTACTGCACACCCATTGGTAAGTGGTGGAACTAACTCAAACGAGTTTGCTACTCCAGCCGATCTTAACGAAACTTCTTTAGAAGCTGCTGTTATTCAGATCGCAGCGTGGACAGATGAGAGAGGACTACTCATCGCAGCAAAACCTAGAAAGTTAATAATCCCACCGAATCTACAGTTTGTGGCAACAAGATTGTTAGAAACTGAAGGAAGAGTAGGAACAGCGGATAATGACCTAAACGCAATAAAGAATAATGGTTCTATCCCAGAGGGCTACACTATCAATCATTACTTGACTGATACAGATGCTTTCTTCTTATTAACTGACGTACCAAACGGCTTAAAGCACTTTACACGTAGTCCAATGGCAACATCTATGGATGCTGACTTTGACACAGGTAATAGTCGTTATAAAGCTAGAGAAAGATACTCTTTTGGTGTATCCGATCCTTTAGGAATTTTCGGAACCCCAGGGGCGTAAATTTTTATTTAGGGGGGTGCTTGTCACCCCTCTTTTTTTATGTATAATAAAATTACCTTGACGAAGAATTACCTTCGACATTTGCCAAGACAAGGAGATTTAAATGGCTAATACAACTTTTAACGGCCCCGTCCGATCCGAAAACGGTTTTCAAGTAATTTCAAAAGATGCGACAACTGGTGCTATAACAACGGTAGCTAGCACTGCGTCTACAGGAATTGTAACCAATAAATTTATCAAACACGTAGGATTTGCTTCAGGTGTAACCTGTAACAGCACCGCAGGTGATAGTGATAATATTGGACAGTTTACACAACCAGCTAACACAATTATTACAGACATTAAGATATTCTGTGACTCTGCTCCTACATTAGGAAGCACAGGTGACATTGGTTACGAAGTTGGGACATCAAGTTCTGGAGCACAAATTGTTGCTGCACAGACAGATGAAATATTAGATGGTGGCACAACTGTGGCAGAACATAATGTAACAGTTACATCTCTTGTTCTCCAAACACAAGATGCTACTACTGCTCCAGCTTCTGTTCAGTACACCTCTGCAGAGAGAACAATTTTTTGTAACATAACAAACACACAAGATGCTACAACACAGGGTTCTTTTACATTTATAATAGAATACGTCCAAATAGCATAGGAGGTATAAATGGCAGGTTTATCAGATGTACGAGCTCTGAGCATC